AAGAAAATTATAACAATATAACTTCTAAAGAAACTCAAAGCTGGTTCAGACGTTTAGGAGGTTCAGAGACTACACAAAGCTCATATACTTGTAGAGGTTATTTAATAACTAAACTAACCTCAATTAGTCCAGACAGACAAAGAAAAAGTTTATATAGGTTTAAGTTCAGTTAATATATTAAACCTCTTAAAAACGCTAATAAGCCCCTTAATTGGGGCTTTTTTTATGCCCTATTTTAAAAGCTTTTAAGTAATGGACTTTTTTTGTAACTCTTTTGTAATTAAATTGGTTAGGTAGCTGAGATATAACAAACAAATCCAATTTCCTGCCATCTAAGACACTTTCTCCCTGTCTCCTATACATACATACCACTTAAAGATTAAAGTAGCTTAAAACGTCTTATATTAAGTCATTAAAACTTTAACAAAACATTAACAGAAATTATTTGTATATTAACGTAAAATGAGGTAACTTGGGCTAAGTTGCCCTCTTCTATGAATTCAAACCGTTTTGAGGTAGGGGGTGGCCTCAAATCTAACGACTTGTTTCTATTAGGCACCCCAGAAAATTATAAGCAAATTGATTTTTAGTAACAAACAGAAGTTTGTACAATATTATATGTGTACTAAACATTAAATATCTTTCTCTGATGTAACACGCACCCCCTTAAACATCTTTAAATAAATAGAAATATGCAGGTAAGGTTGAATAATGTTTGGGTGCTTACAAAAGATGATTAAAAGAGTAACATTGCAATCACTTAGCTGACTTAGAGTACCTGAACCAACTGCCTTACACTTGTGACAGAAGTTTGGGAACTTGTTCTGTAGATTTCCAACTACATTAAGATAACTGCAATATAGTGTTTTTGTTCAACCTATACAAGAAATATGGAGTAATTTATATTGAATCTAAATAAAGCGTGGTACAAGATTATATGTTTTCAGTTATCTTATTATATAAATAATTATATGGCAATAGTAGAATTAGAATTAAGGGTACCTCAAAAATTAGAAGCTATTAAACTTAGACAGTACCAAGAGTATTTAAAGGTGCAAAAAGAGAATCAGGATGTGGAAGACAATGGAAACTTTCTTAACTCTAAATGTATTCAAATATTCTGTGGATTAACATTAAAGGAATCTTATAATCTTCCTGTCAAGATGTTTGATGGCGTATTACAACAAATAGGTAGATGCTTTGAAGAACCTACTCCATTAATAAAAGAATTTAGTATGACTGGCTCTAACAATGTAGAAGTTAGCTTTGGTATGATACCTTCATTAGATGAAATGACATTTGGTGAATATGTAGATTTAGAAAGCTTCATATCTGACTGGAGCAATATGCACAAGGCAATGGCTGTACTATACAGACCCATCACTTTTAATAAAAATGGAAAATATCTAATTGAAGATTACGATGGCTCAGATAAATACTGGGAGGTAATGAAAGATGCTCCTGTTAATGTAGCTTTAGGTGCAATGGTTTTTTTTTATCGTTTAGGGAAAAAATTATCGAAATATACGATGGATTATTTACAGCATCAGCAGACTCTTCAGGGTTCCAAGTTGGACAAGGATTTGGAAAGAAATGGGGATGGTATCAATCAATTTACGCTCTTGCTAGAAAAGACGTATCAAGAATTAATGAAGTTACAAAAATTCCATTACACCAGTGCTTGATGTGGTTAGAATTTGAGAAAGAGAAAAACGAATTAGAACAAAAAATGATTAAAAACGCTTATAATAAAAATAGATAATGACACAAGTATACGATGTACTAGACAAAGTAAGAGATAGATTAAGAGACAATCCTAATGTTTTCTCTGTAACCTTTGGAGATATTAGTGAAGTTGACTTAAATAAGACAACAATATTTCCTTTAAGCCACCTTACAATAACAAATGTAACCTTTGAAAGAAGTGTAATTAACTTTACTATAGCACTATTATGTTTAGATGTAGTAGACTATAATAAAGAAAAATACGATGACGATGTATTTTATGGGAACACTAACCTTCAAGACATTTACAATACTCAATTACAAGTAGTAAATGATATTGTGCAGTCAGTTAGAAGGGGTAGCTTGTTTGACAGCAAGATACAACTTATAGGAGAACCATCTGCTATTCCTTTTCAAGATAGATATGAGAATGAATTAGCTGGATGGGGTATAGAGATTAATGTAAGTATGATTAACGATATAAGTATCTGCTAATGAGTTACAATAACCTACAAGAAACTTTAGAGAAATATGCAAAAGCATATACTGTTCAATTTAAAAGTCAATTAAGAAAAGATAATACTTATGCTTCTGGTGATTTAGCAAACAGTATAAAACCAGACTTATCATTAAAAAATGAATTTTCAATATTGGCTTTAGATTATATAGAACAAGTTTCTGAGGGTAGAAGAGCAGGTAAGATGCCACCATGGCCACCAAGAAGTTTTAGAATTTTGGACTGGATTAAGAAAAAAAACATAATTATAAAGAAAAAAGGAAAAGTAGTTTCTCCTAGTCCTAATAATTTAAAAAGCTTAGCTTATGTTATTGCTAGGTCAATAGGGAGTAGAGGAGCTATAAAAAGATTTGGGTATAAAGGAAGTAATATAATAGACTTTGTATACAACTCTCTATCAAAACAAATGGGAGATGAAATATTTGAATCATATAAGCAAGATTTAGAAAAAATATTAAAGGAACAAATAAAATAAAATAAATGTCAACAATAATAAACTCAAGAAGTCCGTATTATTTTAAAGTATCTGATTCAAGTTTAAATTCAGCTACAATTCAAATTTATATATGGACTGGTCAATATGCAGATAGAGTAGCAGGAGATTTAAAATATACTCTATCTAAACAAGAAGTGGGAGACACTAATTATGTTGTTTTTGAAGTTAGTGAACTTGTAAGAGATTTTCTTGAAACAGAATACGGTAATTATTCAACAGATACCATTTGGACTGATATAGACACTACCATATATGATTCTGACGGAAACATAGTTCAAGTAGGAGGACAAGACACTGTAACAAGTGCCTTTTTAGTTCTAGATGGTTATGGATATTTTGAAGAGGCAACTAATCCTAGAACAAGTACAGACCCAACAGCTTCTTCATATACACCTCAAGTATTACAAAGTAATCTAAACGTATACTTTAATTCAGGAGAAGACATTAAAATACCTGTATTTGCAGAAGCACAATCTTATGTGACATTAACCTCTGCTGCTGGTGCCAGTGTAAACTGGGAAGATGCAAATGAATTTTGGGATGAATATGATGTCCTGTGGGGTGCTGGTACTAGTCCTATACAGATAGTAGATAGTGGAGACTCTGACCAAAAGATTCAATACATAATTATTACAGACACTGAAAATTTAGCGACAGGAGATAAGGTTACTTTTGTTAGTCCTGCTCCGCCAGATACACCAACTCAAACTACAGTAATAAATTTAATATCTGTTGCGGAAGCTAAATACACTCCATTAAACATAATATTTTATAATAAGTTTGGAGCATTACAGAATATGTGGTTTTTCAAGAAATCCACAAACTCTATAAATGTTACTTCTGAAAACTACAAATCTAACATACTGGATTTAGATAATGACGGAGGCACACCTTCTTATGTTATAAATAAGCATCAAGAAAAAATATTCATGGTAAACTCAAGAGAATCTATAAGTGTAAGTACTGATTTTATAAGTGAAGAATACAATGAAGTAATAAGACAATTGTTAAACAGTGAACAAGTTTGGGTAGATGATGGAACGAATGTTTTACCTATAAATTTAAAAAGCAAATCATTTGAGCTTAAGAAAGGAGTTAATGATAGATTTGTAAATTATACAATATCATTTGATTATGCGTTTGATAAAATAAATAACATACTTTAATGCAAAAAATAGTATTATATATAAAAAACGACGAAGGTGTTTTTAAGAGAGTTGACATGTTCGATGATGAAAGTGTTGTTCTTAAATCTCAAATACAAGATATAAAAGATGTAGGAAAAGTATTTACTGATTTTTCAAGATTATTTACATTACCTTCTTCAAAAGAAAATAATAAATTGTTTAAACATTATTACAATGAATCTATTGAGAACGGGTTTGATGCTAGAAACAAAAAAGACGCTATAATAGAGCTGGATTTTTTACCCTTTAAAAAGGGGAAAATATTGTTAAATTCTGTAAAGATGAAAAACAATATGGTTCATTCTTACAATATAACATTCTTTGGAAATACAGTTAATTTAAAAGATTTACTAGGAGAAGACGAATTAAGTCTTTTAGCAACTTTAGATTCTTATGGTCATCGTTATAGTCCTGATAATGTAAAAACGGGTCTTGAAAGTGGCTTATATTCTGGAAAAATAGTTTATCCTTTAATATCACACACTAAAAGATTCTATTATGACTCTGCTCAATCTACTCCTGAATATAACGGAAATTTATATAATAATAATTCAAACAACAGTATAGGCCTAGCATTTGAAGATTTAAAACCTGCTATTAAATGTATGACTATTATTGAAGCAATAGAAACAAAGTACAATATATCATTCACAAGGGATTTCTTTAATGAGACCTCAGGAAGTCCTTTTGCAAATTTATTTCTCTGGTTGAGCAGGAATAAAGGCAAAATAGGTGGAGACGTAAATCAAGAAGAAATATTAAGTAGAATATGTAAAGATTGGGGATATGTTTCTGGTCTTTTAGGTTTTATTGTAACAGGTGATAGTTGGGTTATTTCAAGTAGACCTGACAAAAGATATGAGGCTAAAATAGAAATTTCAACTTCAGGAGCTAACACAAGTATTCCTTATAGAATTAAGGCAGTAGATTATGTTTCAGGAAATGTTTTAGGACAAGCTCTTTTTGCAGCATCTTCATTTAGAGATTTAACAATAAATATACTAGCTAGTTCACAACAAGTAAATTATCAAATAAAATGGATAATTGAATCTGAACAAACACTAACTTTTACTCCTGCTTTAGAATTAAAACAATATAGTGTAAATCCTATAACAGGTACTACTACAGGGTTAGACGGAACAACCATATATAATATAAATGGAGCAGGAGATTCTATAAATACAACAGAAGATATAATTATAACAGAAAATGTTCCTAAAATTAAAACTATTGATTTTCTTACAGGACTATTTAAAATGTTTAATTTAACGGCATATTATATTGATGATTTTTCAGACCCTGATTATAACAAGATATATGTAGATACTTTAGATAACTTTTATTTAGACGCTGTAAATAATCCTTCTGGAGGTAAAATAAACATAACAAAATATATTGATATTTCTAATACAGAAATATCTCCTTCTGTTCAATTCAAAGAATTAGAATTTAAACACGAAGAACCAAGTACGCTAATTGCAATAAATCATCAAGAAACTTTTAACGAGATTTTTGGAGACGAAACTTATAAACCTCAAAATATAAACAGAGGAGAAATATATAAGGTAGAAACTCCTTTTGAACACATGAAGTTTGAAAGAATAATTGATGAAAATAAATCAAATAGTCCAAAAGTTTCTGGAACTACAACTTCAGCTACAGCAAATAAACTTATTGATAGTACAAAAAACTTCACAACAACTGTTGCAATAGGAGATGTTGTTAATAACACAACAGACAATACTACTGCTATTATTTTATCTATAGACAGTAACACCACTATTTCTATAAATGCAGATATTATGGAAAGTGGAGAAAATTATAATATTGGAGAAATTAGTCCTTATGGAGACATAACTACTCCTGCTCCATATATAACTGATATATTATGGGGGTATTCAACAGATGGAGATTTTGAACCAAAAACAGATATAACTCCAGCTACAGGAGATTATTCTCCAGTACTAACCAAACCTTTGGTTTTTTATGCTGTACAAGAAACTATAAATACTGGTAAAGGAATTAAATGGATTTCAGACGGAAGCCCTACAGAAATAACACAATATTATAGACCCTCTAATACAAATGAAAGTGCTTCAGTTTCTACGGCTCCAGATTATACAATAAACTTTAGTAATGAAATTGATGAATGGAACCTAACTGATTATAGTGATAGTGGCTTTACTAACTCATTATTTAAGAAGTTCTATGAAACATACATAACAGATATCTTTAATCAATATAAAAGGACATATAAGTTAAAAGCTAAGTTCCCTTCTGACTTTTTAATTAATTATAGGTTAAATGATGTCCTTGTTATACAAGACAGAGAGTTTACAATAAATTCAATAAGTACAAATTTAAAGGATGGTAAAAGCGATTTAGAATTATTAATAAAATTATGATAAAAAATATAATAGATTTACTGAATGCTTCTGATTGGTATATATATGATGAAGATATAGATATAGCAAAAGGAAAATATAAATCTCCTAGAACTTGGAAAGAAATAAAAAAGAGTATAAAACGAAACACATACAACAATGGCTGATAACACTATAAAAATATTTACTATTAAGGTTGACACTACCGAGGGCAAAATAGCTATAGATGGCTTAACAAAAGGATTTGTAAAATCAGATACAGCTTTTAAAAAACTTGGTAACACAATAAGAGACACAACTAAAAAAGGAGTAAGTCCTTTAGCTGATGCAACAGGTTTAGCAGGTGCCGCAGTAAACGAACTTGGTAGAACTGTTTCTGATGCTGGATATGGTATTCAAGGTATGGCAAACAACATTTCTCAATTAGGAAGTTTGTTTTCAATATTGATTGCGAGAACAGGAAGTTTTACAAACGCATTAAAAGTAATGGGGAAACAATTTGTAGGACCTCTTGGTATTTTATTTGTGTTTCAGGCGGCAGTTGCAGCATTAGAATACTTTACTAGAGAAACTAAAACAGCAGAAGATGCTTTGACTGATTTAGATAATGCTTTTGGCAAACAAGCTTCTCAATTAAAAGCTTATGTTTCTATATTACAACAAAGCAATATTCCTTTAGATGAAAGAAAAGAATTGGTAGCTGAACTAAACAAAGAACATAAAGATTTAAACTTAGAGTTAGACGAAGAGGGAAGATTGACTGAAGAATCCACAAGATTAACAAATGAATACATTAAAACATTAGAAATAAAAGCTAAAGCACAAGCTATTATTAGTAAACTTCAAGAAAATTATAATAAAGAATTAGAAAGAGAAACGCAGGAAGTTGGAGAGAACTTAAGTTTTATGGAAAGATTAGCAACTGCATTTACTATAAGAAAAAATTATAATGCAGATTTAATAAACGAAGAAAAGTCAATTAGAAAAAAGACAGAAGCTGACAAGGAAGCTAATGAAGAAAATGAAAAGCTGATTGGAATGCTTAATGAGCTTGGTGTCATTCCAGAAATTAACACAAAGAAAGAAGAAAATAGATTAAAAAGAAAGAAAGAGTTTGTTGCTAAAGAATTATCTTTTGCTGATGATATATTAAAATCTCAAGACAAAGTAAATAAGGAGATAACTAAAAGTCAATTTGTTAGATTAGAGCAAGAGGAAGAATTACAAAAAAAATTAGCTAAAATAAAGTTTGATGAATATAAAGAAAGAGAATTAGCAAGAGCTAATGCGATAAAAGACCCAAAAGATAGAGAAAAAGCAATAACAGAAGCTAATTATGCTATAGGAAGGTCACTCGCATCTTTATCTGAATACGAAGTACAATTAACAAAAGAAACACAAGATAAAAAGACTCAGATAATAGCAGATGCTATAGTTAAACAATTTGATTTAGCTACGCAATTAAATGCAAAAGAAACAGAAGCTGTATTAAGCTTTGAAGCTTCTATGGCTACTAATGAATTAGATAAAATAGATATTGAAAGAAAGTTAGAAGATGAGAAGTTAAAAAACAAACTTGATGCTCTTGATAAAGAAAAACAAAAAAGAATAGAAAATGATGAGTTTTATGGAGACCTTTTAATAGAAGAAGAACAAGCGATAAATGCTTCTGAAAGACAGAAAACAAAACTTAAAGAGAAAGAAGAAAAGGCTAGGCTTGGAATAGCGAATCAAGTAGGTCAAGCTATTATTGGAATTGCTGGAAAAGGTTCTGCTGTAGGTAAAGCAGTTGCAGTTGCTATGGCTATAATGAATACTAAAGAAGCTATTACTGCTGCATTAGGAGCTAAACCTTATGGTCCTTGGAATATTGCACAAGCGATTGCTACTGGTGTCTTTGGTATGCAACAAGTAAGAGAAATAATGTCTACTAAACTTCCTGTTGCTGCTGCTGAAGGTGGTGCAGGAGCTAGTATGTCTGTCTCTGCTCCAGACTTCAACGTAGTAGGTCAAGGTGCAGGTAGTCAAGTTGCACAAGCAGTTACATCTGCTCAAGATAGACCTTTCAGGGCTTATGTTGTTAGTGGAGACGTTACATCTGCTCAAGAATTAGATAGAAAAACATTAACAGAATCTGCAATAGGATAAATAAAACAAAATACAAATATAAAAGTTACCATATTATGAAAACAATAGAACTATATATTGATGAAGAGAACGAATTTAGTGGAATAGAAGCTATAAGCGTTGTCGAGAATCCAGCAATAGAAGAAGATTTTATTGCATTAAAGAAACAACAAGTGCAACTTGCTGAAGTAGACAAAGAGAAAAGAATCCTTATGGGAGCTGCTCTTGTGCCTAATAAAAAGATATACAGAACTAATGGAGAAGATGAATATAATATCTTCTTTAGTGAAGACACTGTTAGAAAAGCATCTGAATTATTTTTGTCAAGAGGTAAACAAAACAACTCAACTTTAGAACATGACGTTAAACTCAATGGGTTATCTGTTGTAGAATCTTGGATTATAGAAGACAAAAAGAAAGATAAATCTAAAAAGTATGGTTTTAATTTACCAATAGGAACTTGGATGGTTTCTGTAAAAGTAAACAATGATGAAATATGGAATAATTTTGTAAAAGAAGGAAAAGTGAAGGGATTTTCTATAGAAGGGTTTTTTGCTGATAAACTAGACGAAAGACCAAAAGAAAGTGTAGAAGAAGATTTTGATGAAATAGAAGCTTTATCTAAGTTATATGAAATAGAAGAAGCATTCTTAGAGTCACAAGAAATAGAATTAGAATCTTATAATGACTATCCTCAGGGTGCTGTAAACAATGCAAAGAGAGCTTTAAAATACAAAGAAGAAAATGGCAGTTCTTGTGGAACTTCTGTAGGCTGGAAAAGAGCTTCACAGTTGGCTAATAAACAAAAAATAACAAGGTCTACTATTGCTAGAATGGCTTCATTTAAAAGACATCAACAGAATAAAGATGTACCTTACACAGAAGGGTGTGGAGGAATAATGTGGGATGCTTGGGGAGGTTCTGCTGGTATCAATTGGGCCATATCTAAACTAAAGCAAATAGATAAAAAGAAAATGTCTGAAATAGATGAATTAGAATTAGAGTTACAAGATGCTTTAGAATGCAATAACCTGACTTTATCTGAAGATAAATTTAGTGACTATCCTGATAAAGCACATAAAAATGCTTTAAGAGCTTTAAAATATAAGATAGATAATAAAATACAATGCGGAACAAAAGCAGGTTGGCAATTTGCTAGAATGTTGGCTAAAAAAGAACCTATATCAAGATGTTTAATATCTCAAATGGCTTCTTATGTTAGATTTAGAAGAGATAAAAACGTTTCTTATGAAAAAGGTTGTGGAAAGTTACTTTGGGATGCTTGGGGAGGAGACGCAGGTATTAATTGGGCTGCTAAAAAGATAAAAGAAATAGATAGAGAAATAGAACCAATAACTTCTTTAAATTTAGCTTCAATGAAAGTTAATGAAGACTATGCTATTATAGACGATAGATTAGCATATTCTACAAAAGAGAAAGCTATAGAAATAGCTAAAGATTTGGGGTGTAACTCTTACCACGAACACGAATATGAAGGAAAGATGTGGTATATGCCTTGTGAATCACATTCAGTAGAAGCAGGAAAAAACAGTAAAAGTCCTTGTTGGGATGGTTACGAGCAAAAGGGTTGGCAAATGATTGATGGAAAGCGAAGACCTAATTGTGTAAAAAAGAAATAATGAGAAGAAAATATAAAAAGACACCAAGCAGAACAAGTCCTCGTTCTTCAAGAAGAGGTTGTATGTGTAAAGACGGAACTTACTCAAGAAAATGTTGTGATGGTTCTTTACAGGCTCAAGGAGTAGGTTCTTTGTATGGAGAAGATTTATTGCTTACTGAATCAGGAACTTATTTGCAACAAGAAAACGGTAATAATATAAAAGTATAAAAAATGGCAAAAAAAATATCACAATTAAATGCAGCTACAGAATTACAAGGACCAGAAAGTTTTGCATTAGTTCAAAGTAGCGAAACTAAAAAAGCAACTATAAGTCAAGTTATAAATTATATTCATAACACAGATATTACTGCTTCTGATGGTGTTAATCTTGATTTAGACGATTCTCTTTATGATGACTCAAGAATGATTAAGTTAAGCTGGTCAGGTGGTTCTGGAAATATGGTTTTAAGTTTACCAGATGCTACAACTTCTAAAAACACAAACAGAATTATAAGAATAGTAACAAATGGAGGTTTTAACACAAACACAAGAGTGAGATTAACTCCTATAGCTGGTCAAACATTAGATGGTTCATCTAATTATTATGAGTTAAATGTTTCTTATGAAGGATTAATGCTTTGGTCAGATGGTTCTGAATGGTTTATAATACAAAAGAAAGCATAAAAATACAACAGAAAGAAAGACTTGAAGTTATCAAGTTATACTATTAATTTAAATCAATAATATATGAAAGCTACCGACATCGTAGAAAAATTTAAGAAAATCTTACTATCTGAGACTGAAGAAAAAGTCGAAGAGATAGAAGTAAAAGAAGATGTACAATTAGCTGAAGAAGTTATCGAAGAAGTAAAGGATGAAGTTTCTGATGAAATTCCTGTAGAGGAAATTGAAAAAGAAGATTTATACGCTACTAAAGAAGAACTTTCTAAAGCTATTGCTGAAGTAAAAGCAATGTACGACCAATTAATGGAATCAATGAGTAAAGAAAAATCTCCTGAAGTTCCTGAAGAATTGAACTCTGAAGAGAAATCAGAAGAGAGTGAAGTAGAATTATCTTCACAAGAGTCAGAAGTAGAGCCTATAGCTCATTCTCCTGAGTCTGAAATTGAAAGAAACAATATCCATCTTTATGGTCAAAATAGACCTCAAACAATAATGGATAGAGTACTAAACAAAATATCATAATAAATCAAAACTAAAATAATAAAAAATGGCTACTACAACTTCAATTACAAGTACTTATGCTGGAGAATTTGCTGGAAAGTATATTTCTGCTGCATTACTATCTGGTTCTACTATAGAAAATGGTGGGATTACAGTAAAACCTAATGTAAAGTTTAAAGAAGTAATCAAAAAGGTTGCTACAAGCGGTCTTATTGCTAATGCTTCTTGTGACTTTGCTGATACAGGAACAGTTACATTAACAGAAAGAATCCTTCAACCAGAAGAATTCCAAGTTAATATCGAATTATGTAAAAAAGATTTCCGTTCTGACTGGGAAGCTGTACAAATGGGATATTCTACATTTGACAAATTACCTCCAAAATTCAGTGATTTCTTAATAAGCCACGTTGCTGCTAAAGTTGCTGAAAAAACTGAGCAAAATATCTGGCAAGGTGTTAACGCTAACGCTGGTGAATTTGATGGATTCTCTACTTTATTAGCTGCTGATGCTGATGTTATTGATGTAACTGGTTCTGCAATTACTGCTTCTAACGTAGTTTCTGAATTAGGTTCTATCGTAGATGCAATTCCTTCTTCTCTATATGGACAAGAAGATATGTACATCTACATATCTCAAAACATTGCTAGAGCTTATGTAAGAGCTTTAGGAGGATTTGGTGCTTCTGGATTAGGTGCTAACGGGGTAAATGCTCAAGGAACTCAATGGTGGAACAATGGTTCATTAAGCTTCGATGGTGTAAAACTATTTGTTGCTAATGGACTTGCTGATGACACTGCTGTTGCTGCTGAAAAATCTAACTTATTCTTCGGAACAGGTCTTTTATCTGACCACAACGAAGTAAAAGTTATTGATATGGCCGACTTAGATGGTTCTCAAAATGTAAGAGTAATCATGAGATTTACAAGTGGAGTTCAATACGGAATCGGAGGAGATATTGTATACAGAGTAAATTCTTAATAATAATTAATAAAGGGTGGGTTTAACCGCTCACCCTTTTAATACTAACTTTTAAAACTAATAATATGTCTTGTAATTTAACACTATTTAGAACAGAACCTTGTAAAGACAGTGTTGGTGGGTTAGATAAAGTTTACTTTGTCAATTACGACAGTTCATTGTATTCAAACATTACGTTTGACACAACTAATACAGATGCTATAGAATCAGTCACTGGTTCTCCATCTGCATACGAATATGATATAAAAGGAACTTCTTCTTTCACTCAAAACATTCAGGCAAGTAGAGAAAATGGAACTACTGCTTTTGAACAAGTTCTTGAGCTTACTTTACATAAGCTAACTATTGCGGACCATAAAGAATTAAAGTTATTATCTTTTAACAGACCTCACGTTATTATAAAAGACAATAATGGAAATTACTTTTTGGCAGGAATTGAGCATGGTATGGATGTTTCTGGTGGTACTATTGTAACAGGTGGTGCTATGGGAGACTTAAGTGGTTATACTTTAACTTTAACAGGAATGGAAAAAGCTCCAGCTAACTTCATGGAGTCTGACCCTGCTACTGTTGGATTTACTGTTGTAAACTCTTAAACATAATATACTCTTAAACATAATAGATATAAAGGGGCTTTTTGCCCCTTTTTCTATATAAAACAAAATCAATACTTTTCAGTTATCTTATTATGATAAGATTACTTCCAAATACAAACTCTCAGACGATTAATATAATCCCTAGAGACAAAACGTCTTTGTCAAGTATCAATCTTACTATAACAGAAGATGGCACTAACAAAAGCGAAACATTAACAGACCTTACGGCTTCTGATAATGGCAACTTTGTTTCAGTATCATTAGCTTCTACAATATTAAAAGCTGAATCTGCTTATTATTTACAGTTTAGCAAAGGTGGAGAATTATGGTATAGAGATAAAGCTTATGTAACTTCTCAGACAAATGATGAAGTAATACACACATTAAACGAAAACAAGTACACTCAATATGGAGCAGGTACTGAAGACGAATATATAGTAATATAATATGGAAAATAAAAATATTAGAGTAGTCAATTTATCTGGTTACGAAATACCAGAAATAAAAGAAGTCTACGGAAAAGATTGGGTCCAATATGGAGAGAATAATGACTATTTTGATGAGCTTATAGACAAATATTTAGGAAGCCCTACAAATGCCAGATGTATAAATGGTATTGTAGACATGATTTATGGTAGAGGATTAGAGGCCACAGATAGTGATATAAAGCCTGAGATGTATGCAAAGATGAAAATGCTCTTAAAACAAAAGGATTTAAGACGTCTTGTAAACGACTATAAGATGTTGGGCCAAGCTTCTGTTCAAGTGGTCTATAACAAGCAAAAAACGGCCATTGTGAAGGTCTTACACTTTCCTATGGAAACTCTTAGAGCAGAAAAAGCTAAAAAAGGTCAAATAGAAGCTTATTATTACCATCCTAAGTGGTCTGAAATAAAACCTAGTGATAAACCTAAAAGAATACCGTCTTTTGGTAATGGTTCTAAAAAAGAAGTTATAGAAATATACGTATTTAAGCCATACAGGTCAGGATTCTATTATTATTCTCCAGTAGATTATCAATCTTGTTTGCAATATGCAGAACTAGAAGAAGAAGTAAGTAATTATCATATAAATAATATAAAGAATGGGTTACAGCCTTCTTTATTAATAAACTTTAACAATGGAGTACCTAATGAAGAAACTCAAGAACTTATTGAACATAAAATATATGATAAGTTTAGTGGCTCTTCAAATGCAGGTAAATTCATACTTACTTTTAATGAGTCTACAGAAACTCAAGCAGATTTACAGCCTATTCACTTGCCAGATGCTCACGCACAGTATCAATTCTTGGCTGACGAAAGCAGAGAAAAAATAATGCTTGGACATGGTATTGTTTCTCCTATATTATTAGGTATAAAAGACAACACAGGATTTGGAAACAATGCAGAAGAACTTAGAACTGCTTCTATCCTTATGGATAACATAGTAATTAGACCATTTCAACAAAATATAATAGATGGTTTAGACGAAATACTTGCGTTTAATAAAATATATTTAAGTTTATACTTTGTAACTCTACAACCAATAGAATTTACAGAATTAGAAAATATTTCTACTAAAGTTAAGAGAGAAGAAGAAACAGGAGAGAAATTAAGCTCACAAGAAGAATTAGATTTATCAGATGAAGGTGCAGAAGACTTATACACTCAATTAGAAGTATTAGGAGAGGTTGTTTCTGATGAATGGGAGCTTATATATAGCGAAGCAGTAAAAGACGATACTGAAGAGTTTGATTTAACTAAATTAAGTGTTACAGAAGACGATGCTAACCCTGATAAAAGGTCAAGTCAAGATAATTCTGGATATAAAATAAGATATTCTTATGGTCCAGTAAGAAATTCAGACAAAAGTAGAATATTTTGTAAAAAATTAGAAGAACTTACAACAAAAAACCTAGTATTTAGAAAAGAAGACATTACTCTTATGTCTTTTAAAGGCTTAAATAGTGAATTAGGACACGATAAGAAAAAATACAACTTATTTAAGTTCAAAGGAGGGAAAAACTGTCACCATTTCTGGGAAAGAAGAGTATATAAAAAGAAAGTAACACCAAATACCGAAGTTGAAGCTTCAGATGCTGTAAAAGATGGCTTTAAGGAACCAAATAATCCTAAAGAAGTCGAAACTAGACCAGTAGATATGCCAAACAGAGGTGCTTACCCAAAAACTAAATAATTATGGCACAGAAAGCACTCTTTATAACAATAAACGATTTAAAAAGGAAATCTATAATAGATGGTAATGTAGATGCTGATAAACTTATACAGTTTATTGAAGTAGCTCAAGATACACATATTCAAAATTACTTAGGAGGATTACTTTATCAAAAATTACAAACTTTAATAATAAACGGAACTATTAATGATGCTGGTAATTCTGATTATAAACTTTTATTAGACGATTATGTAAAACCTATGCTTACTTGGTTTACACAAAGTTCTTATTTACCTTTTGCTATGTATCAAATTAGTAATGGAGGTGTATTTAAACATAGAAGTGAAAACTCAGAAACAATTTCTCTAGAAGAAATGAGAATGATGTTAGCTAAAGTTACAGAAACAGCAGAATTTTATACAAGAAGATTTGTTGACTACATGGATTACAATAGCACTTTATATCCAGAATACGTTTCTTCTACAAACGGAGAGATGTACCCTGATAAAGATGTTAATTTTAATTCTTGGGTACTTTAATGATAGATAAAAAGATAAAAACATATAAACCAAAAGAAAGCAATGTAGTTAAACTAGATACTTTCTTACAAAAATTAAACAAAGATGGCAAACACAATAGACTGGGCAAAGATATACTGTAGCACTAATTTTGGTGATGCAGCAAACGAGAGTACTTTACATATTGATTCACAACCAAATTGTTTTGAATAATGGCTACACTTTCAGGAAATAAAATAAAAGATACTTATCAGTCGCTTGTAAAGTTCTCTGATAATGGAAACATAACAACTTCAGCTAAACAATTAACTGATGGTTTTGGTAATAATGCACCTGTATGGGTGTCTACCACTCAAGTAGGAATAGGAGTTACTCCAGAATCAGGATTAAATCTTCACGTCTTTGGAGATGCTAAAATAGGTAGCAATTTAACAGTCATTGGAAACTTAGTAGTTGAAGGAAGCACTACAACAGTAGGAACAGATACATTAACGGTAAAAGACCCTTTAATTGTATTGGCAAACAACAATACTTCTACAGATGCAGTTGACATAGGTTTTTATGGTAAATACACGCCTTCAGGTACTACACTATACTCAGGACTGTTTAGAGAAGCTTTAACAGGCAAATACAGGCTATTTAAAGGATTAGAAGACGAACCTACTACAACAGTAAACACAGGAGGAACAGGATATGCTGTAGCTACTTTAATTTCTAATTTAGAAGGTACTTTAACTGGTGTAATTGCATCTACTACTACAGCAACTACTCAAAGTGCAAACGATAATTCAACTAAGGTAGCAACTACTGCTTATGTAGATAATCAAGTAGGACTATACGATACGCTTAGTGAGGTGTTAGCTAATGGTAATACTACAGGAGGAACTGATATAGCTGTAAGTACAGGAGATGATATTACTTTTGCAACAGATAGCAAAGCAATATTTGGAGCAAGTAATCAATTACAAATATATTATAACGATACTACAGAAAGTAATATTTATTCTTCAGGATTATTGTACTTGCAATCTGATGACTTAAGGTTTAATAGTACAGCAGCAGAAACTATGGCTACTTTTACTGCTAATGGTGCAGTAGAATTATTTTATGATGCACAAAAAAAGTTTGAAACAACAAATACAGGAATTAGTGTTACAGGAGTAATATCAAACTTAACTGACCCAAGTGCAGCTCAAGATGCTGCAACTAAAAATTATGTAGATACTCAGATAAGTGCTAACAATGAACTATCAGAGGTATTAGCTAATGGTAATACTTCAGGTGCTAATGATATTATAATGGAAGACGGTCAGAAAGTAAACTTTGGTACTGATTCTGACTTAGAAATATATAGTGATGGAACTGATAATTATATAACTCAAAGTAGTGGTACAGATTTGATTTTTACAATAGGGTCAAGTGAAATGATAAGAATACAATCAGGAGGAGATATGTCCATAAGTGAACCAAATCCTGGCAATTCTTCAAGATTTTATGTAAACGGATTTGGATATTCTACTGCGGGTTGGGCAGTAGGAACAAGTACTGGTACATTTGTTGGTCAAATAACAAGTTTAGGAAATAAATTACAAATAAAAAGTCAGGAAAATAATGATATACAAATAGGAGATGCAACGTCTCTTAATATTATACATATTGATACTTCAGAAGATTCTGTTGGTATAAATTTAACTAATCCTTCTGATTATACTGCTGATGAATTAGTTATAAGCGTACCTGATGAAAGTGGAATGACTTTAGTTAGTGCAACTACACATTCAGCTTATATATCTTTTGCTGATACTACTGGCACAGATTCATTACAAAACTACATAAAATACGACCATAACGATGAAAGAATGTGGTTTAATAATTTTGGTGGTAATATGTATTTTAGTACTGGTGAAGCTAATGTTGAAATGACTATTTTAAGTACAGGAGTAAGAATAGAAGATGATTTTAGTGCAGGTAATTTAGGTGACCCATATTTATTATTTGCTGATGTAAGTGATGCTAAAGTTTATGTAGAAGGAGGTTTAATAACTTCAGGAGATGCAACTTTTGGTGGCAGTATAAATGCAGGAGTTT